ACCGACTGGATACGGTTGTACATATAGGGCATGGATTTAGAATAATAGCCAAATACTCCCACAAAGGGAAAATCATCAATTCCCAACGGTTGGGGTCCATCATAGAACACGCGATCCTGGATAGTGATACATAAGCGTACCGTAGGCACATATTTTTCTATGATCTTCAATTGTGAGTGTTGTTCTACTAATGCTTTGACATCATCAGCGTCACGTGCAGTCACGTCCATGGTCTCGCCGGTAAGCATATCGTAAAGTTTTTTTTGCAAGCGGTAATCACGGTAATAGTACTCGTCATAGGCTAGTTTTGGCCCCATAGAGTAGCCGCGGGCTGCTGCGGCATATTGAAAGCGTCCGTCTATGGTAGCTGCTTGCTGGTTACCCTGTAATGCCATGATAGTATCATAGTCCTTTTCGGGCATGATAGCGGCAATCTCAGGCTTGGTGCGGTACGAGCGAACCATAATAAACGTCGCATCAGAAAGATCCGGCTCCCTAAAGTAGGGATCAATCATAAAATCATTGTAGGCGAGGTTGCGTATTTTTACATCACCGTTAAGCGGATCATCTGAGAAGTCCAAATAGACTTGTAACAGATTCATACCTGAGATTATTGATCCTTCATGAAAGGCATCAGAAATCTTTTCATAGATATTCTGATGCTTATACAGGTTCATAAGTATCTTGGTATATTGATCAGCGGTCTTTTGGTCAGAGCCTTCAAGGGGAACTACAATAGTAGATTTACGGTTTCTGCGTTGGTACCCGGAAAGCATGAGGCCAATCGGCCGTGCTCTATTAAAATAGTAATTTGATGAACCGATGGTCGCTGGGTTGTTGCCCCATACGTTCATGATGGTCGGGTCACCTGCTTCGAGCCGAACGTTTTGTGATGCGCGTGACCAGAAAACATTCCATATCGATTGGTTATTTTGATAATCGGAATCTTTTTTTGCTTTGATAGCGCTAAAATCTTGATCAAACGTTTCTGGTGAATCAAAAATCATTCTTCTCTCCTGCTAGGGATATTTTTCCCCTAGTGTAGATAAGAACTTTCTCGTGGCGCAACAGTTATTTTAAAGGCTGATTTCTATAGTAACAATCATCAATTTCTTTTTGCATGGCCAAGGTGATTCCATACTTATACAAAACAGAGGGCCGTGTAACACTGCGTCGGTATTGGGGAATCTCAGAATCAATTACAATATCAGTCGGGAGATGCTTATAACATCGGGTCTTAGTCTTATAACGTCCGGATATCGAATAATACACGGCAGGCCGTAAACAACAGTCACAGGTATAGGCACTCTTGGCAGTCGAATAGTCTTCCATTACTGATCCATGGTAAACAGAACTTGTGACTCATGAATATGTAGTTCACCAAATCCAATATCAGTACCCGTATGCCTGCGCATAAAGATATAATCACCCGGCTTACACAGTTCTTTATAGGTCAATTCTCCCACAAATAGAACCTTTGCTTTTTGCAATTCCGTCTCAAATCCTTCGGATATAATAATGCCCGATTGCGTGACCTGTTCGTTAGATACGGGTTCAACGATGAGTGTACCTTTGTTAGGTTTTTTTACTAAATTCATTGAGATATCTCCTTATTGGGTTTTACCAGATCATGCACATACATCCAGTGGGTCACGTCGCCTAATTTCATAAAGGTTTTTTCTTTGTGGGGCATGCATTCTTGAATGGGAATAGACTCCATCTCTTTTTCCTGTTCCCATAAACGTACAAAAAGTTTCGAGTCTAAAATACCTTCCATATGTATCATGCCGATTTTCTTTTTTGCCTTTAAAAGAACCCATGCATAAGGCATAGTAGGCAGTTCTTTTTTAACTGATATCCACATCATTTAAATCCTTTTCTGAGAAGCTCTCGTTTTTCAGTACTCTGTAAACGGTTCTTTTTTTGTAACATGGAATCAAGACGCGAAAGTGGAGCTTTAATACATTTGCAGAATTCGCAGTGTTTTTTTATCTTTTCTTGCCATCTTAAAACGTATTCAAATTCCCCATATAATTCATCAAGAACTTCGTCAAGGCGTGAATCATTTTTTTCCTCTATCAAATTAATTAGTTCTAATAAATGTTTTAACTCCAATAAAGATTCATTCATTAAACTCATCTAAAATCCTTGCTCTTTAAGTCCCTTTTGGAAGATTCGTGGTAGGCCAGCATGCTTTCCATACAGTGCTTCGTTTCGTATCTTGTCGTATTCTGCCCCTGATTTACCCGCTGTCGTGTGATGGAGGCCTATAAATATCGCCATAAAGGCAGAACTATAGTTACTCGCCCAGTTGTGCACGGGATTACGCTTATACACCTGTCTTTGCTCATCCCATTCACGATAGTAGTTCTCTAATGCATCAATGAGTGACTTGCATTTTACCGAGTCTATCCAAACTTTGGGGAAATGAGTTAACGCGTTCTCTACCTGATCAGATAAGAGTACTTGGGGTAGTACGGTAAACTCTATGTCCAAATTACGGGCTTTCTCATAGCGGGTAATAGCGCCTGCACCCCACTCGCGTACCGCTAAATCGTGAGGGCCCAGGTGAACACCGTAGCGGTATGGCTTGGATTGTATTATTGCTGCGTAGGCATCAAGGCCAAGCTGTGATGAACTATAACAATCGAATATGCGGATTACTGTCCCGTCTCCAACGACAGAAAAAAAGATAATCGTCGTTTCGTTACCCGTAGAGAGTCCTATATCCCATGCAGTGTGTACCAGGAGTCCAGGTTCCCAGGTAACTGAGGTAATATGGCCTTCTTTGCGCAGAGAATTGAGTGCGGTTCCGAAGATGGCTCCACTAATGCCCCTCTCAAAACTGCATTCATATTCTTGAGCGAATAATTCGGGACTCATACGCTTACGCTCAGCCTCAAGAGCTTCAGGGGGGATATGTTTGGTCTCATGTACTGTGCGTAGGTATGTCCACCAATCTGGTAGTTCTTGTGCCATTTTATATATGGTATAGAAGGAATTTTTCCCTTGCGGAGTGCTAGCCAGGCATACCCATCCACCATTGGCCGTCACGATAGGCATCACCGTATCTAATACCGTAGGGTCATCGTAATAGGCATACTCTGAAAGAATTATGCCATACGGGTTCGTTCCACGAAACGAAGAATGATGTGAATCAGCGCCCACAAACTGCAAGATCGAACCGTTCACAAAGGTGATCTTCATCTCGGATTGATTAACCTTCTCAATAAGACGAGGTGGAATGTATTCTAAAAACTTCTTCCCATCAGAATCAATAGCATCCCAGAGCGTCTTGCGTACCGCGCCGTAGTTTACCCCTGCGTACATTACTAAGCAGGTCTTCTGGAGGCATTGATCGATGGCACAGTTGAGGAGGGTGAGATCCTTGCCGGCACGTCGGGGCAGTACCACGACCATACGTCGGCATCCTTGACGGAATAGGACATCAATGATCGGCTCTTGATATGGCCGTGGTTGAAACGAGGAACGTATAATCTGATCTTCTACATTGAGATTCATGCTTTACGGGCTCTGCGTGGTTTTGTTTCTTCAACAGGTGCTATTTCAACATAAACCGGTGCTTTTTCTATTAAGGCTGCCTTCTGATAATCCGCAATCGTCTGCTCAAGATGGTGTATCTTTTTTTTCAGATCGTCATTCTCTGATTCAATTTGTGAAAACTTTTCGCTGAGCTTATTAAACATTCTTACGGCACTTTCCTCAATTGAAGCTGTTATAACATACTGATTACATAATGAAACAACACGATCTTTTAATTCTGTGTTTTCTGTTTGTTGCATCAGATTTGTATTTTGTAATGCAGCATTGAGTGATCTAAGATTTAAAATCTCTTTCCAATAGCTCTCTTCATTACAGCTTCCCCAGTGAATCTTCATTTCTTATCCTTTTTCTTTTGTTTATATTCTTTTCCTGCTTCAGTTGGATTTACCTGCATTCCAAAATAATTTATTATGCCCTTGGTTGCTGCCACAGTTGCGTCTTGCTTTTGCTTATCTTCGTATTCTGCCAAGTCTGGATTATAAAGAGGCCGCTCTCTGTTTATGATTTGAGCAAATTTTCCTTCTTTTATTAAGATTGCATTATGTCGGGACTTTAGAAACGCATAAAGCTCTTGTATATATTCCTGAAAAATTGGCTCCTGATTCGGCCATTGTTTTCTTATTTTGTAGGGTGCATATCCCTTAGAGATTGCAAAGTCATCAATATCAACAGCCCATTCATTTGTGGTGTAGAATGTACGCATTTCTTCGATAAGTGAAACCCATCCTGAAAGCATTTTGGGTTTTTTTGCGTCTGTTAGCTCTCTTTTCTTCTCTTTACGTCGCGCGTTCATTAGCGTTGCTTCTTCAGTAGATCGTACTCCACGATATCCAATGCTCATGTTAGCTCCGTTATTTTAAAGTATACGCGCGGGTGTTTATCATAGATGGCAAGCCATGATCCCTGTGCGCATTGGCGGTCATCGTGCCATACTACAGCAGTTTGTGTAATGGAATCTTTTATGTGTTTTATTAAGTTATCTTTATCGGGAGTTGTCCAATGATAATAGACTTCTTCGGGTTTTCGTTTTCGTTTGGGAAAAGGCATATAAAAGATAATATCAAGGCAGAGTGGCCCATTGAATTTAGGTTCGGACCCATGAGTCCGTGCTATAGAAAGGCCATAGGCTAGTTTCTCATGGGTTTGAGTATCATAGTAATGGCCGTTGGCATGGCCTGCTCGTTTCCAGGCTATGGGCTTGATGTCTATCGTGTATTCTTTGCTTCTCATCTATCTCCCCTTTTAGAAATAGTTTCAAATTTAGCCAGAGAATACTAAAATGGGGTAATTTTTACAATAAAGGAGTCTTTATGAAATTAAATACGCTGCTGCATGCCTTTCAGGATGAGTTTAAACGGGAGTGGGAGAACTATGTTAAACAGGATGAACGTCTGATGGCCTTTCGGGGGAAGGAGATTAATGAGGGTAATATTGGGGTGATCAATGAGATCGTAACTGAGATACAGGATAGTTACGCGCGTATGCATGAGTCTTTGTACTATATCCACAACGCGGCTCCTAATTGTATGGCGTTGATAAAAGAACATAAGAAGTTTGTGGATGATCTTAAGGCGGCCGGTGGCGTACCTGATAAGCCCGTGGTTGAAGAGGTGAGCGCATGAACAGAAGTGAGAGTATAGATAAGTTAGTAGAATCCTTTAGTAAAGCGCAGGGTTCTTTTAAGAGACTGGTCCCTAACGAGTATGCGGCCGGGGGTAAGTTTGCGAACTTAGAGGCGGTATTAGATTCGGTCAGAGAAGCCTTGAGTTCTAATGGGTTGAGCTTTTACCAACAGATTGAGCTTCTTGAGGATGGCAATGGGGTGAGTCTGTTGCATAGTGTTATTAGTCACAGTAGTGGCCAGTGGATAAGCACCAAGAGTAGAATCGTACCCGGGCCTACGTTTAGAGAGACGTTTAATTGTATAGAATCCTATCGGAGATTGAGTGCGTTATTGTTGTTGGGCATAGCACCCAGTGGTAATGATCCGTTGATCCATGATGATAATGGTCAGGAACAGCAGGAAAAGGAGATGGTAAAGAATATTAAGCGGCCTGAGCTTGCGGTAAAGAGTGAGTTTCCTGAAACGGTAACGGCTGATCAGTATAAAGAGCTTATGTTCGAGCTTGATGGGTATCCTGATATCGCTAAGGGGATCCAGGTGTTTTATAAGATCAGTTCATTGGCTGACTTGCCCAAGAGTGAGTACTATGTGGTACAGAATAAGATACGCAAGCTGAAAAAGACTCATGAAGATTATGCGGTGGCAAAACGATGAAATGGACTTCGGTACAAAAAGGCAATCCAGAACTGAGTGGTCGTGTTTTATTGGTCGTTAATAATACCATAATACTGGGATATTATGTGAGATCTTATCCTCTTGGATATCTTGATGAGAATATCAATAAGGTTGAGCCAGAATATTGGGGGTATCTCGATGACATCCCAATGCCCGAAAAGGATTGCACTGAACCCTGTGAATTATGTAAGAATAGACATGCAGCGTATCACATTCCAAAATAGGGGAATCTCATGAAGATGCTTGTCTGTTTGTTGTTGTCTCAATCCATGTCTGCCATGCAATCCCCCAAGGCACTACGCCAGTCTACCTTTGTGGATATGCCAGCCATAGAACGAGACAGGTCACAGGACTTTCCCGGTGTGATGGTAGTACATAGAGGTGATACCCCTTCTGCTGAATCCTTACGGGTACCTATTCCAAGAATAGACGCCTCAAGTGATCTGCACAGAGGCAAGAGACTGTCTCAAGAGATACATATACACATAGAAGATCGCAAGGATACGCCCAGCACCCCCGCTAATAGTACCGAGGGTTCTGAAGATACCATACCCAAGCACAGTCATAATCGCAGAATGGTTGTGAGTAATAGCCTGTCTGCTATAGTTGCTACATTGGTCACGGCAGGCGTGACGTTGGCGATACACTTTAGTAGTTGTAAGAAGGATTAAAATTGGGAATGTATACCGAGTTGGTATTAAAATGCCGACTGAAAAACAAAGAAGAATTACCAGAAGAGGTTAAAGAGGTTTTGTTGTATTTATTTGGTGAAAATCACCCAGAAATGGATCAACAAAAGTTGCCTGAACATCCTTTCTTTAAAACACCACGGTGGCATATGATTGGTAGTTGCTCAAGCTATTCTCATGTCCCCTATCCTTATAACTATCTTAATTTCGACTCTGGCAAACTATTTTCACGAAGTGATTTAAAGAATTATGATAATGAAATTGAATTATTCAGCAATTGGTTGATGCCCTATTTAGATCCAGAAATGAATGATTTTATGGGGTGGATTTGGTCCGAGGGATCACCCAAGCCAAAATTTATACACTTTAGTAGCTGTAAGAAGGATTAGAAATGAAATGTTTTACCAATAATTGTACTCAAGAAGCAATTGCGCCTCGTAGCATGTATGGACTTGATAAAAAGGGAAACCCAACAAAAAAAACAGGGAACCCTATCTTGGATGAACAAAGATGGCTCTGTGCCGATCACTTAATGGAAAATCGCTGGCAGCAAGAGATGACGCAAACATGGTGCTTTTTCCTTTTAAAGCGATATATGGCAGTACTAAAAAATCTCTACCATACGCCCGATCATGACAAGGACCTTTTGAATGACATTGAAACATCGTTTTTACCGTGTGTGCGTGGTGAATGTCAAGGCTGCACCCAATACCCCAAACAATGTCATAATCGTGAGATCACTTTTGATGAAAGGTATCAAGATTATATCGATGCATGGCACTATGCGCAGAGTGAATTAATAAAAAAAAGAAAATTGTCATGTACAAAACCTGACTGCGTGCTGTGCCATGACGCGCAAAAGTGTATTTTCTCTGATTGCAAAGAATCAGCTTTTTATCCTGTGTTTAATGGAAGCCCGTTAATTACAGGATATCAATGCGAAGGCCATCGTTATGCAAGGCCGAATGATAGGATGTTTCCAGTTTTTAAAGGAAAAGAATGAACCTCACAAAAAAATTAGCTGAAATACAAGATTTTTTAAACGAAAACCCTTCGGTAAATGCTGATGAGAACCCAATCTTATTTGCACAACATATGGCTTTTTGTCAGTTTGTACTCAATCATGCCCCGCATGCCTTCCAAAATATAAGCAATTTTAAAAAATTCATTGAATCAAACCCTGACGAATCATCAAATGCTTTACGGGGAATTAATGAAACGTTATCTCGGTTTCAGCATAATTTAATAAACGTACATTTTAGTAAGTAATCATGAAGCTTGTCCCACAATCTCCACCCCGTATTGAGCAAGCACCTGCCCAAATGGTTCGCGTGAAGCGTGACAGGGACCTGGTATTCAAGGACAGCGTAAATGGTACAATATGGGCGGTGATATTTAATTATTTTCCTGAAAGAAAGGGTGATGAATGAAGTGGCTAATACTTTTTTTAATGTGCTCTCCAATATATGCCCTCAAAATAAAACATATAACTCATGAAGGGTATTATTACTGGAGGACAGAGCGGACTTGTGATGACACACCTTTGAGCAAAAAGGTAGATCAATTTATTAAAAATAAAAAGATCATAGATATTAAGTATTCTTCATCATTGAGTACTTATAAGGGTACTGTTTATTATGAATATTCTGTTCTCATTATGTATGAGTGAAAATGAAGTGGATCCCAGTTAAAGATCGATTGCCTGAAGAAAAAGATGACTATTTGACTACAAATTTAGAATTTCCATGCATTAGCACCTTTTATCCTGACATTCAAGAATGGTCATGCTGGCATGATAGTGAATATTGCAGCCCATGTAAGGTTGTATATTGGGCTAAAATAAAACCACCAAAGGATGATGAATGATTGATATGTATGGAAAGACTATAGTCTTAAAGCCATCTATAAAAATTGATGATATTCCTTTAGAGCATAATGATCATACTTTTTATGATTGTTATGAACCACGATGTTTAAAAAGCCTCTGCGAATGTTCAGAAGATCATGATTTTTGGACATCAGAAAAAGATTGGTCGGCGTGTCCATATATTCAGGCGGGACAATTAAAACATGAACATAAAAATAGGTGTCCTGAATGTGATCGATTAATACAAAAAGAAGTTGCCACCTTACTTGGAAAATCATTACAACAAACAGAAAAACAATTAATGAATGACTGGGACGATGAATGAAGTGGGTCTCTGTTAAGGAGCGATTGCCTGAGAATGACGAAAGCGTATTAATTTATTTTAAAGATGAGTTTCGTGAATATATTTATACAGGATCATTTACTGAAGGGTCATGTGATTATTGCGAAAGAAAAACTTGCTTCATAGAAACTTATGGGAATAATATTTTCCATTTTCCCTACGTAACTTACTGGGCAGTCATACCAGAACCACCAAAGGATGATAAATGACCATCATAGTACTCATATTTATACTTCTACCCAAACCACAACCTGGCCTCCTGTCACTACCCATAAAGCCAGTGCATGAGATCATACAAAACAACTATGTAACGGGAATTCGATGAAAACATATGAAGTTTGCTTGGATTGTGTAAAAGAATTACAAGACTTGAGATATAAACATAGATCATTGGCAATAATAAAGAATGGAGAATATGTTTATCGTTGCAAGAATAATCCTCGATGTTTTGATAAACCTAAAAGAAGCGTAAGAGAAAATTTAGAACATGCTTGTGCTCAATAGATATCCAGATGCTTATTTACAACAGTTCTTCCCTGTGTATTTTTTTTGATTTTTTAAACAATTTCTTTATGTTAGTAAACCTGTTTAACATCTATCATAAGGAATTGTATGAAAAAACTTTTGTTACTCTCTTTGCTTGCACTCCCGGTCTGCGCAATGAAAAACAATACGGGTGAAAGTAAATACGAAAAGTACGCGGCACTTGCGGGTATTACCGCTGCTTCTTCGGTTATCGCGTCTCCCGCTACGGCAGCAATCGTAAAGGGCGGATGCCTGACGCTGGGGTGGCCGGTTGCCGTTGCGGTTGTTGGTGGTATATTAGTGGCCGACTATGCGCTCACCAAATCTGTTACTCATAATGATTATAAAATATCTGTATCAAAGGGCACAAAATGAAAAAACTCTTACTTATCTTACTCTTACCTCCGTTTATGTATGGCATGGAGGTTCCTAATCATGCTCTGATCACCAAAGAGCCGGTTAAACTTTTACATGATAAAACTCACTATTATGTCAGCGATGAAAACGCCTCGTATCGCGTTGAAAACCACGAGGTCAGCCCGTTGCTCAAGCAGGTGTTAAAACGTAACGCATTGGCTGAATATAGCCGTTCATGCAAGATCAGAGTCAAGAAACACAAAGATGGCACATACTCATTAATTGAGAAGGTACCGGGTAAGGGTGGTGGCCCTATTTTGGCAGGTCTCTTTTATGGGATTGTTAAAGTAGGTGCCTATGCAGGCATGGTAGCTATGGGTGTCGGCGCAGGTGCTGTTGTTACTGCCGCAAGTGGTGGTACTGCCGCAGCTCCTGTGGTAGCAGGAACTATAGTACTGGCTAAAGGTGCCATTGGCGCTACAGCAGGAATGGCGGCCGTTGGTACTGCGGTTGCTACTACCAGTGCCGGTGCAGCGTTAGGAACGGGTACAGCAGCTTTAATAGCAACCAGTGGCGGAGTAGCCGGCTATCTTGCCACCGTAGAAGCAGCCGCTGCCTGGGCAGGCGCTGCGGGAATGGCCTGTGGTCCATTTTAAGGGGATACTAATGTTCACCAATGAACAAAGAAAGAAATGGTGCGAGGATGTGGGAACATTTACCATCATAATATGTGCACTTGAAGTGATCTTTCCGCTTATCGGGATTGAGATGCAACTCATGAAAATTGAACATCTGGTCTTAGGATATGCAATAGGTACACTGGGTGTTGAGTTATTTAAACGGTATTATAACTCACGATAGAATATATACGTGCGTTATTACTACTCAAAGCGTATAGCCCCCATGTAACAGTGGGGGATTTTTATAAGGAATTAATATGTATAACTTTGGATTTTATGTACTACAAACAGCGGCAAAACAACTTGAATGTGTTGCAAGCCAAAAGCAACTTTCTGTTTTGTATCCCTATCTACCCTATGCCTTGATACGTTTAAATAATAACAAATTATTGCCAGTTAATAGGGCATATAAACCACTGGGTCTACTCCAAGCTGAATGGGTTGATTATGACAGTTTTGATTTTTGTGCCATTTCAGAAGACATAGTTGATTTGTCTGCTTTAAATAATGAATGTGGCCCCAGGAACTATTATTATTTTTATGAAGACGCAACATCACCCCGGCTTTCACAAAAAAATATCAAGCGTTATGTCACTATCATAAAAAAAGCTTTAAAAATAAATTCTTTTAAATGTGAAGAAATACACAGCACTTCTGATTCTTATTTATGTTCTGAAAAATACTGTTGAACAAATTATGTCCATGTAACAGTGGGGGATTTTATTTTTATAAAATATTGAGTAGAGTAACACCGATATGTTTCACTATGTTGCATGTCGAATGCTTTTTTCCCCTATCGCTGTTGGTAGGGGTATTTACACAGACAAAAAAAACTCCTTTCCTCAATAAAACAAAACCCCTTTCACGCAAGTGAGGGGGTTTTTATTTCTCTAACAGATCATTTAACAGATAGATAAGAATACAGAAGTTTATGGCAGTAAAGCCAAAGATTACCCATAGGATCATGTGATCTCCTCGGCACTCTCAACGATATCGTGCCAGTCTTTTTCATCAACAAGCCATGAGGCTTTATTCTTTTCTAGAAATATAAGTTTTTTTCTCGGGACATCCGGATGATTGAACAGGCCTATGGTTATCAGTACCATAAGCCAGATCAAACAAAAGGAAACTAACAGACATAGTTTATCACAATTCATCTCGTCCTTTTTCTGGAGCCTTTTCAAGCTTACCATATTTTTCTTCTACCGCAGACTTTATACAATTCTTAAAGTTTTGCATAGCCACATCATGCCCTACCAGCGCCGCAAAGTTTTTGAAATCATCAGTCTGCATGAAGTCATCTAAAATCTTTGCTTCCACAAAGGGATCACGCTTGGGTCTCTCAGGTTCAACCCAGGGCTTGTAGGCTGAGACATTGCTTCTGTTCTTATCTGGTTTACTAAATTGTGGTTGTGCTTCATCGTCATACTTCATACTGCTCCTTTGTACCGTTACAAGACCCGATTCAAGCAAAGCGATTGCGTCGCGTTTACCAAAAATTTCTACAAACTCTAAAAACTCAGATTCAGTCATAACGTTATCAAACGCAATATCCCCTTCTTGCGGAGCAAAGTTTGTCTCGGGCCAGTCACGTTCAGCAAGTAAGTACGCAGCATCTTCGCTTCGTCCTTCCCGTTTTTGGAAGTTTGGAGGTGCTGCGATGTAACCCTTGGGCTCTTTCGGAGAAAAAGTCCTTCGCAGGGCCAGCATCTCACCCTGAGAAGCCTCTTCAAAATACAAAGCGTTTGAACATGCGTAAGCCAATTGTTCTGTAGGTGTTATATATACATTAGGGGAAATATTACTAGGGGCAACTTTTATATTGAGATAGAAGGATATTTCTTTTCTAAATGGAAATTCTCTACGAATAGCTTCTTTCTGTTTCTCACGTTGACGTTCTTTATAGCGTGGGGATTTACGATCATAGATTAAAGATCGTTGTTCTTTGGTAAGATTTGCTAATTGTTCTCTTGTTCTTCTCGGCGAAGAAGAAGATTTAGATTTTGCTTTACTTATGCGGTTTTCTTTGATATTATTTCTCATTGTAACTCGTTATTCTTTCTTTAACTTGTTCGTGTAACCACTGCACATCGTCGGTCCGTCAAAAACTTCAGATGGTAGTTGGTAAAAATTAAAAGGCTCTAGGGTAAAACCTAGGGCTTTTTTAATATTAGTTTCTGTCAATAGAGGCTATCTTACTCGGTTTTTTCTAATAATTCTATATCAATATCATCATCTTCTTGAAGATTCTTCATTGAAAGATTTGCTTTTCTGATATTAGTAGCCCACATCCATGCTGCAAATTCTTCTTTAGATAAAGGCTGATCACCCATTTTAAAAATCAAAGACATAATGGCTTTAGAAAATCCAACCAATTCGCAGATGTATGATTCAATCCCCAGTCTTTTATCATAGTCCTGGGTTTCCTCATATATTTCTTTTAAAATCTGGATCTTTAATAAAAATTTCTCTGCAGTGATAAATAAAGACTTAAAGCATTTTTGTCCATACACGTTATAATACTTCACCCATTTCATTACTTAACCTTTAAAACGGTAACGGATCGCCATTTCTATCGCCAAATGGATCATCATCAGAGTAGGCCTTGTTTCGTGGCTCCTGGTATTGATTTGGTTGCTCATAGGTGTTTACCTTCTTTTTGAGCAAAGGAGGAGCTTGTCGTGTCGGCTGAGGCTGTGCCGCAGGTCGTACCGCTTGGTATTCCAAGTTCTGTTTCTGAGTAGCAGGGGTAGTCTGTAACTTCTCAGGTAGAGGTGCAAGATTCTGCTGCTGCACCATGGCTTCCACCTTATAGGCATTGATCCAGGTTTGCCAGATTGCATTACCCTCTTCATCAACCTTCTTGGTATCCTTGTTGGTAAGGTTACCCTCAATGCGAATATTATCGCCCTTCTTAAAACGTTCAACGATGGCTTGAGCCGTAGTGCCTCGAGCAGAAATTGTTGCCGTATAGGTCAAATCCTGCATCGTCCCATCCTTCTTCTTAAAGGATCGGGAATTCTTAATGCGTATAAGTGTCGAGTTGAACTCAGTCAACTTAGGTTCCGAAAGCAAAACGCCTTCAATGATAACTTTATTTTCCATTCTTTTCCTCTAACCCTTCATAATCCTTAAAAAACTCTTTGAGCGCCTTATTTACTACCCAGCTCTTATTCAGCCGTATCTTGTCCATCGCATAGCGATCTTCTTGATATCTCTTGATATTCTCATCATTAGATATATCTATGTGTAACTGAAGTAATATAGTGTCTTTATCAGTCATGTGATCCCCTTGTTATAATTGTTATAAGTTAATTATCGCATAATGTTTGACATATGTAAAGCAATATGTAATAATGGTGTTAGTTGTAATAATAATACCTATGAGGATGTCATGGAAGAAACAAAACAATCACAATGGCTTATCACGGCTCAGCTTTGCTATCAAATTCAACAAGAACGAAAAAGCTTAGAGCAAAAAGAAAAAGAACTGTTTGCACAACTTAAGGCGTTATCTGAGAATAAGACTCGTCATGAAGGTGGCTTCATCTACATGAAAGAGATGAGAGCAGGCTCTATCGAGTATGCGGCTATTGATATACTCAAGGACGTCAATTTAGAGCTGTTTAGAAAGCCATCAGTAGAAACGTGGAAATTAATACGAGTTGCTGAATAGTCACTGCTCGTACGGTCCCTGCTTTGGTTACTCAGGCAGGGGCCACAAAAAGGATAGAGATGATTATAAAAATGTATTCTGCCGTTACTATCGGCATCGATTCGCGTATCATACCCATAGAAATTGATTCTGAGTCCTTTGCTCATTTTGCCCTTTCAGTGATCGGGTTATCTGAGTATTTTGCGACACAGATGAAAAAGCGTATAGAGATCGCTTGTAAGAATAATGGTATTGAGCTGCCACCGCTTAAGATTACGGTCAACCTGGGTCAATTTCAGGGGGATAAGAGTGATATTATCATTCTTGATCTACCCATAGCCCTGGGGATTCTTAAGATACTCAGAATGTTTGATGACCCCCAGTCTATTATTAATCACTCGGTCATTGTGGGTGAGCTGGGTCTTGATGGGGTTGTTCGTCCCATCAAGGGAGCATTGTCCATTGCTATAGAATGTGCTGCGCAAAAGAAGGCTTCTTTAATTGTGCCCATGGCCAACACCAAGGAAGTAGAGATTGTTGAAGGCATCGATATGTATGGGGTCTATTCGCTCAAGCAGATTCTTGATAATCAGGAGATAAAGAAGGTAGCGCGTGCTACCGCACCACGAAAGCCACAGATACACGCCAAAGACTTTAGTGAAGTGCGTGGCCAATCACTTGCTAAAAGAGCTATGGTTATCGCTGCGGCAGGTCATCATAATATTATCTTTATGGGGCCACCAGGGTCGGGTAAGACCATGCTTGCCGAGCGGTTGTGTACCATCATGCCACCCATGTCCTATGAAGAGTCATTAGAGACATCACGTGTCTATTCATCGATGGGATCGTTTCATGATCTGATTATTGAACGGCCTTACCGTTCTCCCCATCATACCACTACATTGCCGGGACTTTTGGGCGGTGGTATCAATCCCGCTCCGGGTGAGATATCGCTGGCCAATAACGGGATATTGTTTCTTGATGAGTTTACGGAGTTTACCCCAAAGGTATTAGAATCACTTCGGCAGCCGTTAGAATCCCATCAAGTGAAGATTATACGAAGATCCCAGACTATTACCTATCCTGCTAAATTCTTGCTGGTAGCTGCCTTCAATCCGTGTCCTTGTGGCTATGCGGGTGATACCAAAAGAAAGTGTGAGTGTTCACGATTATTGATCGCTCACTATCTTGCCAAGATCTCAGGGCCAATCTTAGATCGGATTGATGTGCAGGTAGCCTTACGTGCGGTTGAGTATACCGAAATAGAAAGTAAGACCCCCGAGCTCTCATCACAGCAGATGGCGCTTATGGTCTCAAAAGCAACTCTCATGCAAAATAAGCGGTTTGGTGACAGGCCGATACGCAACGGAACGATGACTGTTGCAGATATAGAACTGTGTTGTACATTAACTCCATCAGCGCAAGAGCTTATCAAGAAAGCGTTTGATGTTTTAAAACTATCCATGCGGGGATACCATAAAGTATTGCGTATTGCCCGTACCATCGCTGATCTTGAAGAAAGTGACCTGATACAGGACCATCACATAAAAGAATCACTCACCTATCGCGCCCTTGATCAATCCATAGCCAAGTTAAAGCAGTATGAATAACGAATACACAATAAAATTTGTTCCAACTAAACAGCCAACTGCAAAGCATAACGGGCCTGCTCCATTTGGATATTGCTGGAAAAGTTATCCAGAAAAAAAAATTAAGGGGAAAAGAGTTAATCCGAGAGCAGAGATAATAATTGATGATAAAAAAGCAGTTATTTTACAAGATATTTTCCAATTATATGCTTTAAACTTATACAATTATATCTCGTTAGCTGATGAAATTAATAAAAAATATAAAACTCGTTTTTCTCATAAATATATAAAAAAAATTCTACATAATAAGTTTTACAATGGATATTTTTTAAATGCATTACCACATGATTATCCCAAAATAGTACCAGATGAAATTTTTAAAAAAGTAGAAAAAATTCTAAAATTGAGAAAAAAATTTGGTACCAACAAAATATTGAAAAATAAATACAAATATCAGGGAGTATTGTCATGCTATTATTGCAATACAACTCTCTCAAGACAACTGCATAAAGGGAGATCAATTTATCGATGTCTTGGTTATAAAAATGTTTCAAAAAAAAATCATGCCAAAAAAAGCTTTCTTGAAAAAGAACTGGATTTAGAATTTAAATATTTTTTTAAAAAAATATTTTCTCAAAGCGATCTAAGGCATGCAATTCCTGATTCATTAAAAAAAGAGTCATTAAGCATCGAAGAAACACAAAAATTATTCAAAATGCTTTTTGAGCACATTAGCATCGATAGCAATATGAATATTACCTATGTTTTATGGGATTTTAAAAATGATAATACCCTTACGGATGTTGCCGCTCAATCGCTAGAAAAACCCCAAAAAATAGTCGATGAAACTGCATCATTAGAGGAAAAGATCATTCACTTATCTGCAATCCCACAATCGATTGATTCATTGGCTGAATTGTTAAATAGACCAATCTCAGATATACAAATTGCTCTAATAGACCTCGAGCTACAGGGAAAAATCGAACAACACATTGAGGGCTATTGGAAATCAGTATGAATAACCAAAAAAAACAATTTAAGAACATATATTCAAAAATGGCTTCGTTCGAAGCAGTGGAAAATAAGAAAGAAAGATTAGAGCAAGGTCTGCATACCAGCACAGCACCCTTAGGTTACAAATGGGAGCGTATTGGAAGCCGACGGCGGGGATATTCGGTATTAGCCGTTGATAAATATACGTCCGTTATCGTGAAAGATATATTTCGCGCCTACGCAACGGGAGCGTATAACTATGAAGCGATGAAAGAGTATATAAATAAGCGCTGGGATATGAGAAAAAGTAAATTCTCTACTCAGACCCTTTTATGCAATCCCTTCTATCGTGGCATCTTAAAAACGAAATTCGGCCAAGCGCCCCATGCATATGAACGTATTATTGATGATGCTCTGTTTGATAAGGTGCAAGAGGTCATGAAAAATAGACAAGTGACCTATGCACGCGCAAAACAGAACACCAAGAAAAAAGAATATTTATATAGTGGCCTGTTAAAATGTGGCTCATGTGGATGCCAGATCACCGTAGAAAAGCATAAAGGCATAATCTATTATCATTGCACGCAATCGAAAGGTAAGCATAAAGCGCCATGGATTAATCAGGCTGCTCTTACGGTTCTTATAAGAGATAGAATAATTCCCTATCTACAAGATGCTCAAACACTAAATTGGGGCATTCCTGTATACCCTGAGATACTCAAGGATCAAGAGCAGACTCGTACATTGCTGTGTTTCCTGTTTAAGAAGATTACTTTCAATCAAGACAAAACACTTACCGTTACCCCATGGTCTGCGCAAGAGTTAGCATCATTACAAAAACGTAAAGAGAAACCTGTCGATATGGGTTCTGTTGATCCGCTGGGTGATCTCAATACTAATATTCTTTTACTGTGTCATCTGCCGCAATCGATAGATTTCTTGTGTCTTACTTTAGAAAAGGATCTGGATACCATACAAACAGCTCTTATTGATTTACAGTTGGATGGCAAAATAGACCAAAACCTCGAAGGATCATGGGTTATTTTATAGCAATAATCCGCTTGTTTGGGGAACATTTCCAGTCCCTATGGACATAAACTTGTATAAATTTTAAAAAACGTAGTAAGGTTGAGTCATGAAGAACGATATGCCACAGATATTAGAACGCTATGGGGACCCGAGTATCTTTGATACAGCGCCCTATTTAAGCGTGTGTATTAATACCTCTGATAATACCGTATGGGTACAGATGGCCAAAGATGAAGATGCGGTACAATGGATGGCATTTGATTCTATTGAAGAAGCATTATTATTTGCAGAAAATAAGAAAAAAATTTAACTCCTTTTTTAGGTGTTATTACTACAACCCTCCTCCTCTGTCCTACGAGGAGGAGTTTTTATTAGGATAGATATGTATTTATGTGACCATTGCAAAAGAACGTTTGAGCATTTGTATAAACAGATGAAAGCCCTTCAAGAACGGCCAATCTTATTCCATGGTAGATACATGGATGGAAGTAACTGTACCCGTGAAGACAGCCAAGAACGTAACCAATGCATACAGCATGTTATTCTCTTTTTAGCAGAAAATGAGAAACCGGCAGGCAAAATACCCACCGGTTTAAAAGGAGATGATGAAAATTGTTAAATGGATGTGAAATAGGGTAAATAAGCCACAGTGCCATTGACGTATATTTTAAGCCATCCTGCTTGTGCAACGGCACCTGCTCCATTCGCTTGGAATGTTACGGCACCTCCACCAGCAGAAGTAGCTGTTACGTTAGTAAAATCTACCGCTGATGCAGTACCAGCTCCTAAGTCACCACCAACAGACAATTGCTGATCGACTGCTACTAATCCGTCCTCTAATACAGAAAGACGAATATTAAGAGCTCCTGTGGCATCATCTGCAACAGAGAAAAACATATCCGAAGGAACTTTTGCTGCGCCTATTGTTCCCGTGGATACGGCATTAATTGATGCCGATAAAACCTCTGTTGTAGTAGACTTTGCAACAAATCCTAAAGTACCTAATGCATCGCCAGTAACAACTGCCCCTCCCGCTCTGTTTTTCAGGAAGGTAGCATATGCACCTGCGGTATTTACTTGGTCATTCGTCGCGATTATAGATGCGCCTAATACCCCAAAGGAAGGAGCCGGACTTCCGATGGTTTGGGTATCGTTGTCACCTTTTTGAATTGCCAGACCGCCTTCACTCCGAATAAACATTCGAAGAACTTGGGGAGCAAGCGCAGCATCCTGAGCCGTATAAAAAGCAAGATTGAATGGGATTCTATTTGGTCCGATAGTACCCGTTGAAATCGCTTGTATGCCCAATTTTATCGAGAGAGTGCTTGCCGAATCAGCACCACCAAAATAAATGTTTCCGAGCGTATCTCCCGAGACAACTGGGCCACCCGTTAATGATCGTGCTTTGTTAAATACCAGCTCAGGACCGGTTGCACTTGCCGCTCCGTTATTAATCCCAAGATTATATGATGTTAACGCGATTGTATTCATTACTGCCATAGTACTTCCTTATACCAGATTGAGGTTGCCAACAGCGCTAAACACATTCCAGAATGTATTTGCTGATACACACATTAATTCAACACAGTCAGAACCAGCAAGCGCGCCACAGGACCCACCAACTCCTAATGTAGTGGAAACACCCGCAAAGCTGATCTGTTGACCTGCTGCTTGGGTTATAGTCCATAAATTAGAGTTACCAACAATACGTATTACATCACCAGCTAAAGAAGTTGCTGGTAGTGAAAGACTTACGGGTGCTCCCGCTTGGATAATATATTGGGTATTTGCAGCAAGCGCTTGATTAGCCGTTACAATAAAAGTTGCCGTTGGTACTCCGCCTCCTGTCGAGCCCAATTGCCCTGCAGAATCGATGATAACTAATTCAGGTGCTGCAACAGCCGGAGTTACTCCGTAAACACCTGCTATAAAGGCTCTATTTTGCTGTGCAAAACCAGCGCCTTGTGTTCCGATTCGGATGGTATTGTTGTCTCCTGCCTGCCCTATATTTTGTAGGAAAATATTTGAGCTGTCTCCGAGAGTTAAGTTATTACCAGAATTGAGGCCACCCAGGACAAGGTTATACGAACCCGTAGTTATACCACCCAAACATCCAGTACCAAGAGCAGTATTGTTAGCACCTGAGATAAGATTATTGCCAGTACCAAAGCCCAAGAGAACGTTTTGGTTTCCCGTTGTCAATGCGCCAGCGACTTGATCACCAATAGCTACGTTATTGTTACCATTGCCAATCACTTGAAGTGCCTCGGTTCCAATACCAATATTTGCACCAGAACCAGTAGTAAAGTTACCCGCATCGATACCCAGGAATATATTGCCACCAAGTGTACCAAAGTTGTGCAAGAATCTACGAGACATATCAGTTAATTGAATACCAGAAGTATTATCTTGGCCGACACGAATCACATCAGCTTCACCTGCAATACCTGGTACGCTTGCACCAATAATAATATTGCGTGCTTCGTTAAGTACGTACGCACTGCCGGCAGAGAGACCTATAAGAGTAGATGACAAGATGTTAGTTGAATTTGCTCCCGCTAAATCTCCTACAAATACGTTTCCAGAACCTGAAGTAACCGCACGGCCTGCACCACCACCGATTCCCGTGTTTAGTAAGCCTGTAGTAGAAAATTTAAGTGCTTGATACCCAACTGCAGTACTGCCTGATACGGTATTACTGATTGTCCTTAATGCCTCAAATCCAACAGCGGTATTTGCTGTGGAGCTTGTTAAATTAGTTAATGCTGAATTACCGACAGCTACGTTGCCTTGTCCTGTTGTAAGAGCTGCTAAAGCTGCAACACCTAAGCCAACGTTATTTGTTGCAGTTGTTATACTTGCTGCATTTGAACCGAGAATAGGGTTAGTTGTCCGTGCAAAATCAAAGGTCAGCGTATTGGGTACTACATTTCTAAATTGTACCGTTGCATTATCGGATACTATGTTTATGTTACCAAATCCATCGGGAGTGACCGCAGGACCGACGTTACCAGTTACGGTCAATATATCCCCTGAAGCTGAGGTAAACTCAACCCAGGTACCGATATTACGTACGATACTAATGAGCATAAAGACACGAATGCCAACCGGTGCTCCGGTGGTTGGGGTGTATATCCAGATATCACCGACAACGAAGTTTTGCCAATCATTGGTGGTGGGAATTCGTGAGTTATAAACGACGTTGGGAGGATTGGGAGCCCGGACTCCTAAGTATGAACCGGGATAATTTGGGCTTGCATTAAAGGCCATGTGCTACTCCTATAAATATTCTATGATTATGACTTCACCACGGCCACCATTGCCGCCTGCGCCGGATCCTACGGTTGTACCGCCTGAATTGAGACAACCGCCACCACCGCCGCCGCCTCCGCCACGGGTACCACCATTTCCACCATTACCACCACTTGTAGCGCCGGCTACAGCACCTGAGCAGGCACCACCACCTCCGCCCGTTCCGCCAGTAATGTAGGCAGCCGGTGACACTGAAGAGCCGTCAGCACCATTGTTCCCGTTCGCTGCTGCTATTGTTCCCGCAGTTCCACCTGCAAGAATGACAGAGGTCCCGAGAGATATTGCGGCTCCTGCCCTTCCCTGGCTTACGTTTGCAGTAAAAGCGGTTGTATAATTACCGCCTGCTCCGCCACCTGATGCAGATCCACAAAGGAATAAAGGAGTTGGATTAGTTGGTGCTCCCGACGGTAAAGCTGCTGCCGAACCAACGATAGAAATAAAACCACCAAGACCACAGGATGAACCTGTTGCGGGAGTAACCGCAACTGCGGTTATTCGGCCACCAAGACCTGCAGTGCCAACACCAGTAACTACAATTTTAGTTCCGATAGAGGAATCGCCACCATCAGTTCCCGGATTGCCGACACCCGTATCCACTGTTCGTGATGCTCCGCCAGTACCGCCTGCACCTACCGTTATTGCTTCTGGAGATGCAAAGAATGATGCGTCAGCGCAACCAACTAAAAAGTTGGATACGCCACCACCACCGCCACCTGCTGCGTTATTGATGCCTTTTGCTCCACTGCCACCACCGCCGCCACCTGACCAGATATAATATTGTACCCATTTGGTATCAGCGTTTTTAGTCCATGAGCCGTCAGCGGTAAAAGAAGTAATGATAACCCCTGCTGATCCTGGTCCTGATCCTGAAGATTTCGTTGATATTTGCGACATTACTACGCTCCTTTTACTTAATTAGGTCCAGCTGCAAAGAATGCAGATACATAGACACTTCCGGTAGTAGGTACACCTGATTGTTTTACCCAGACACCGGAGTTTATGGCTTGAATGAAATCAGCAGCCTGGCGGGATTTATCAGCTCCCCAGTCAAGGACAATCTGTCCACTGGCAGGAAGGGTGATCGCGTCACGAATTCCATCAAAGGAAAAGGTGACCGCCTGATCGGTCAGATTCTGTAATACTAACAAGCGTATGTTATTAGCAAATCTGGTTCCTACCAGGGTATAGCCGGCTACGATAGATCCAAAAGCCAGAGTCTTTTCAGTTTCATAATCCACGCGAATATTTGATAATGCGCTCATGCACTCTGTCCTTCTTTTGCGGCTTCTGCCTTAGCGGCATCTTCTGCTGCTTTTTGATCAGTCTCAACTTTTAGTTTTTCAAATTCTGCCTTAAATTCGTCCAATGCTGCATAAATTTCTTCCCAGGTAGTACCAGGCAAGAATTGGAATACATACGCACGGTCTTGGCTTTTTTGCATGGTAAAGTTGAGCATTGCATAACTATTCATCATAGTTGTTCCTTTTTATAAAGAGTTAAAAATATTGGCCATAGCTTACTAAGGCGTTTTATTTCTAACAATTAGGCCGCACATGCTTCCAGGATTTTCCATGTTTGATTTCCCATATAGCAGTTGCGCTCACATTGTATTTTTTTGATATTTTGTTCATTTTTATACCTTCTGCTAACAACTTTCTTATTTCTTCTACTTGTTCATAAGTTAGTTTTGGCTTTATTTTAGTACGACCTTTCTTAGCCATATCTCGCATGTTGTCGGTTTGGTTTCCTAAAAATAGATGGTCTGGATTGCTACAGCACGGATTATCACATTTATGCAGTACCCATTTTTCTTTAGGTATTTCTTCAAAATGCAAAATCCAACTAGCTCTATGGGCTTTTATAGGTTTCCCCCGATGTCTCATAGTTCCATAGCCTTGATAATTTTTTGAAGCATTCCAATCCCAGCAACCTTCCTTACGTATAACATATTTTTCAAAACGTATTTTTAATGCTTGTTTATTCTGTTCCTTGGTTTCATTTTTCCAGTCATTTTTCCTTTTTTCATCTTGTTCCATTTTTGTTAGTTTCGACAAACAACTTAATGAACAAAACCTAGCTTTAGGACGTTTTGATTTTAGAAAAAAAAATTCCTTGGAACAGTTGTCACAATTTTTTTTTATTTTCATGTAGTTCCTTTAACAAAAGAGATTAAGTCAAAGGAACTTTAACGTTTATTTCAAAGATATCAAGCCATGTGCATCATTGGTCTACGCCGCACATGTCACGTTAGTCCACGATCCAACCGCGATTGCTATATACATACGCTCGGTAGGTCCACCTGCGTCGGTTCTTATGTATAAGTCACCAATATGAAGTGCTAATCCGTTAGCGGGAGCACCTGCGCCGGTGTATATGTTTACAGGTCCAGGAAGTTGCGTGATTGGCGAGGCAAGAACAGTAAGGTTACCAGCTGTCGACGATCCTATGGTCGTTGTGCTTGCTGCTGCGCCCGTAGCAATGTTAACAGTCTTTACACCGGTTGATGCAGCAATATTTACGGTTTGAGCGCCTGTTCCAGGAGCAATATCAATAATGCCTGTTGCAGCCCCGGTTCCACCAATAGATATGTCTCCGGAAGTCAGGGATCCACCAATTGCAATATCACCAGTTGTCAGGATTAAATTACCAATTGATACTCCGCCTGCGGCCGCAGAATCAATACCGACCGTAGCACCAGCAAGGGTTGTGGCTGAATTGCCAACCCATCCCAAGGTCAATGGACCAGTATTAGAACCACCGCCAATAAGCGTACTACCAGCGCCTGCTCCATTTATAACAGTAACACCTAAAATTGATGTCGGTCCTGGCGAAACTGAAAGTGAGGTGAATATCCCGGCGCCGCCCGCGTTAGTCAATAAGGTCCACACACCGGGATTAGTGCACATCCATACAGAATCTACGGGTGTTCCTGCGCTGTCTCTTGGTTGCAGCCAGAGGGTTGAAAGTTCTGCACGGTCTAATGAGGTAGGTGCTCTGGGTTGTACAATATTATCGGGATTGAAGAAGTTAAACGGTACTCCAACGCCCGGCGAGCGTTTACTGTAAGTAAAATCTGCCATTATGTTCTCTCCTAAAAGGTAATAAGTATTTTTTAGTAGTGAACCATACTCTTGGAAGAAGGGGCAATACTGTTGACAAACATCTTCTATATTGTTAGATTGTTAGAGAAAGGATATAATTATGAAACGATCACAGGTTGCATTTGACATACCATTAGAGTTAAAACACGAAGTAAAGTTGGCTGCGTTGACCAGGAATATCACTATGAGTCAGTGGTTCATACGTTGCATCCGTAAGGAGTTACGTGCTACCATGGCAAACCCAACCAAACAATGTGAGTGTTTTACGGAGAAATAATGTATTGGAAGCATCATATACCCATAGTACTGATAGTACTTATCGGGATATTGATCGGAGCAAGTATATATTCCACGGTAAGTGGACGGTTATTTATGTATTTATGGAGATAAACATGGTTTATAACCCACTTTTATATGTATTTATCGCTGTTTCTTGGGGATATTTGCTTTTGCTTTCATTAAGCGATGAGTAAATCTTCTTCATTTATATCCAGATTATCTAGTTCTCTGCCCATCTGACTAAATAAACGTGTTGCATTACCAACATGGCCAGCTGCCATATTTTTTACGGCATCTTTTGCTAGTTTTTGCGCAGTGGGACTTTGAGATAACAAGTTAGCGAAACGATTTATTTGTCTGGCTGTTAATCCAATCCCAGCAACTCCACCTGTTGCAACTGGATTAAACCATGCGCCGATGGTTGGCAAAGCCCCATATCCTGCAATTTTAGCGCCTACTTGTGCCCATTTTGGTATTTTAGGTGCCTCTAAATTTCTCAATACTTCGGGAGTGTATTCGCGAATTTTGTCGATAGTAACTATCCCATTCTTTAAGGCTTTAAAATCTTTTTCAGCTGTTTGAAACGATTTTCCAAACCTTCTATTGATTTTACCATACGGGTAAAGCACATCATTGTTTATAGTTTCAATCATAGGCTCATAAAACGTTTTACGTATATCTCTGGGGGCCGATGGCCACAACTGGTTTAACCTTTTTTTAAAATCCCATGCTTTTTGCACATCAACTCTTCCTTGATTGCCAAAAAGACGACTAAATTTATTTGCATCATCTTTTACAGAGTCAAATCCAGGAAGATCATGAATCTTATCTAAAAACTCTTCACTTCGTTTTAATCCCTTGGGTGAATTATATGTAGCACCTTTTGGAAGTGATTTTTCAGCCTTTTTATAATTCTCATTTTTTGCAGTTATTGTTTTTCCACGTGTACCTGAAAGGCTACCAAGTAATGCACCACCAGCATGCAGTCCAGCATTTACCTCGTCAGAAAATCCAAAAAATTGACCGATGGAATCCAGTGTGTTACCTGCAATAGCAGATCCTAAAATTCCTTTCCATGATTGAGGAATGGCAGATGCTCCTGATGTAACGCCCACTTCTATGGCCATCGGGACTGCTTCTTGAACAACATTTTCAATAAAGCCCTTGGGGTCAAAATCGCCTGATTTATATCCTAACGCCTGCTCTGATTTACGTCTGAATTCCTGAGCAGTAGGTTGATCTTTTGCCGGTGGTAGTCCTATTTTGTCAAACAAATTATTAATACCTTGATGAAGACCAGCGCCATACGATGATTGTGGTTGAGTAATTGCGCTCAGAGATTGTGCAAGTTCATTTTCAGCAAAGGGTCTTTCCGTAAGTTTTTCAACAGAACTTAGGACTTGTCTTCCCAAATAGGGACCCCATCCCTCTTCTTGCACTTGGGCTTGTTGTACGGGCTCATCGGTAAAAAGTAGATCATTTTCATTGATTGACATAGCAACTCCTATTTCTTACCAACTGGATTATTATACGTCCAATCATTTCCATCCCAATACACGGGTTTATTGTTTTTTGAGTTTATAACCTTCATACCAATAGGTCGTTGCTCTTTCGGTATCGACGCAACTGATCTTGGCTGTTCTTGTCCCGATTGACCGTATCCCATACGTTCATGCAATTCATCAAAGTCTTCAACGGTTAAATAGCCTCTTTGTTTACGCGCTTTCGCTAATTCTTTATTTTCAGCTATTTTATAATCAGTAGACTTAATAATTTTTTTGAGTCGTTCTTCCTGCGCTTCAATCGGTTGGTTGATATTCACCTTTGCTCCCTCCAGCAAACGAGTTCTATAATCAGAGCCTCTTCCTGGCAGAGCTGCGGATTGGGCATTCACTATGCCTTTTAAATCAGCAATATAATTAGATATATCAGGATCGCGATACCAGGCCTCAGGATAGCCAAACCATATTTGTTTTTTAAATTTGTCTTTATGTTTTTGTAGTGCATTTAATGCGCTTTGTGCGCTTTCTCTTATTTTTAATTCGCCTTCAAGTTCTTGTTGGTGGCGTTGAACAAGAGGCTTTACTTCTGCCTGAGCTAACCTACGTTCTACAAGCTCCGCTGATTTAGCCTTAGATCCATAAACTGGATATCCTCTGGTCTGCTGTTGCTGCTTGGGCTGTTGCTGCATTTGTTGTGGTTGCTTCATTTGCGCTTGCATAGTTTGTTGCGGTTGCGGGCGTGGCATTGGTTGTTGCTGTTGCATTTGTTGTGGCACTTGCCCCATTCGTTGCTGTGCAAAGGACTGGGGATTGGATAGCATTTCATAAGCGCGCTGTACATCCATCATGCCATTTGGGTTTTGTTGGTTTTGAATCTGATTGAGTAATCCCATATCTCGTGGTTCTTGTTGGGCATTCGGATTGAATTGAGCATATGCATCCTGTTGTGGATTCATTTCGCCTTGATTACTCATGCCTTGGTAATTAGTCAAAAGTTTACCGATAACCTGTGGAGTATTACGGAATAGAGCAAATTGACGAGCTGCCTCATCAGGGTATCCCATAGCCTTAAACTTCTTGACCGCTGCTTCTTCTTGATATTGATCAAGCTTATGCTGAAGTATAGAATCAATACCCGCGCTGACACCCCTTGCAGCATCTGTTGCTAAACTACCACCTCGATAAGTTCCTAAAAAAGCCATTATCTTCTCCTATAATAAAAACGGTAACATTTTAGCAATTGCTTGCGCGTTATTAGCAATATTTTCTCCGCTAAATATACCTGGCTGTCTTTCGCGTCTTTGTATATCAAATTGTGGTGTCAACCCCTGGCTTATTTGGTTCAAACCAAACTGCCTATTTTGCATTCCGTATTGGGATCTTTGAGCATTTAATAACGAAGCTAATCCTGAAGCGCTGGATGAGAGCTGTGATTGAAAATCGGGGGACGAAAGGGCGCCCCCGCGAGCACCAGCAAATCGTTCAGAGATGCCAGGCAGAATCTTTTGATAATACTCATCCATGGTTTGCTGTCTGAGTGGCTCAAATCCTTCATAGGGGTTTTGTAGATTGGTCAGACCGCTCGATAAAAGCTGTTGTATTGCCTGCATTTGGCGTGGATCAAACTTATTAAACACATCGTACGATTCAGGAGAACCTAAAAAGAACTCACCAATCGAATCAAAAAACGATGAACCGCGGGGATTGTATTGTTGTACGGGCTGAAACTGGCCATAGCCCCCTTGGCCATACTGTTGTTGTGAAAATTGAGGTGCGATTGCCATTACTCTTCCTTTAATTTTTAAGATACTCGGCAACGATATAAACATTATTGAATACTACACCACTATTATTAGTGATCACAATCTGTGTTGAATTTGCCCGTATTTCGATGTTCGCGGCGCCCCCTGCCGATGCAAAGGGAATAGGATAATAATTGAATGTAGAGGTATTGTTGGCCATACCAATAAGTTTGGTAAAGGTATACTGGGCAGTAAGGGGAGTTGTGCCATTAATAAGGTGTGTAATATTCGTAACGCCGGCAGGCAATGAGGTTAAATAAAACACCTTTCTAAAGTCTGAGCGTGGTTGGTCGTTGACCCCCTTGTTAGGGTTGGGGTCAAACCAGCCTTGGCCATTCACAAACTCAGTAAGGTCATAGATGCCTGAGTCCTTTTTGTTAAGAGCAAGCGCAATGTTGTTCACCGTTTGATAGAGGACTACTAATATCTGCTTTAACCCTGGTCCAAGATCATCAGCGCTATTTATCGTATCGATTACCGTTGTCGTTGGTATGTATAAGCCGGTGTCGTTCTTTTGATCGGGAATGTATGCCATTATGACCTCATACGGGTAGAAGATTTTTTAGCATAGAAGCAGATCGAATGCAGTTGAAAATCCACAAACGAAGGGCCTGTATACGATATAATTCCAGAACCGTTATCTATGCGTATCACCTCTTGCATCTGATCATCGTCCATATAGATATTGAGCTGTATAAACTCACCGTCCGCTTGAATATAGACCGGGTGTACCAATCGTGTTGCTGCTGATTCAAGGGCGTTGTAGGGGAATGTCTCGAGAATACCGGTACCTACGATGGAATTTGATTGATTGGGTGACGAAGCAGTCAGCATTGATTGCTGTGAGGTTGACACATAGTAATCGATGCTCACTTCTCCGGATGATGTCGCGTCTACCTGAAAATCCATCTCAAAAATGTTGAGATTGCGGCCTTCTTTGGCATAGAAATTGAACTCTTTGGTATCAAAATCTATTTGGGATACCCGTGCGAGAGTTCCACCACCCGAGTAGGTTCCGTTAATGACTACTACGGGGTTAGTTGGATCAAAATAGGTGATCACAAAAGTATTTTGTGTGGGTTGCTCTTCTATTTTGAAGATTCTGTTGTTAAACAGGGTGAGGTTACCAGTACCTGTTATGGATTCAAAGTAGATAAAGTCACCAGGTCTTAGGTTATGATCAACAACGGTAAAGGTAATTACGTTAGGGGTGAGCACGTTCACGGTCATATTGGTTATTTGCAGTGCCGGTGCGTTGGTAGTTGCGTTTGCATCAATAACGAATGTCCAGCCTTCCTGGTTGCCCGCGATAACGTTCTTAAAGAGTGCTCCTGCTTCACCTGAGTTCCATGCAATATCGTCATCCCAGGTTACAATCTCTGAGTTCCAGGTAATACCAACTGGCTGTGGAAAGAAATACCCAAAGGCAGTAATAGAATCGTCATTAAACGCCCAGGCACCGTTCTTGTAGTTATAGACTAAGACACGGTTTGGATACGGAAATTCAGCCGTTGCGTCTGTTGCAGGGAAGGTCCAATAGATCATCTCCACAAAGAAGTCACGGATCCCGAACACCCGTTCAGGGCCCGATTGGGTATTATGGATATTAAACACTTCATCAGGGATATCGTTATCAATACGTTCTACGTTAGTACCGTTACATTGATGGATACCGTTCTGTCCTACACCGATGGCTACTTTATCAAAGGGGACTATTGAGAAGGTCGATTCTGCACCCAGCTCGGTGTTAATTTGTTGCCAGTCAAACGGGTAGATTTGGTTAGCCGTATAGACAAACTCCCACGTAGAATCCTCAAAGTAGACAATGAGCCGGTCTTTAACGAATTCGGTCGTAATAATCGCTTGGTTTACCGGCGCATCACGTCCTGAGCCCTGGCCGGGGATGTCTTGTCTCCAGGCGTTGGTAGCAGTCGGATCACCAACGGCACACCAGCGTGCCCGAAAGGGATACTGTTGCAGTGTTACCGGACCGCCACTGTCTTGCGCTTCCCATACGTTAAACGCTACAAGTCTGTTTTTGAAGGGAACCAAAAGCCGAGCTGACTGTAAATTAATATTAAGCGTAGCGCCTGAGGATGTGTCACTAATACGAGGGAAGAAATACTGCCACAGGTTATTAAATAAATAACGCATCTGTTCGTTCTGGTTGAAATTTGTTACGTAGAGCACCTTATTATTAGCGTCTACGCCTCCATAGTTTGCGCCCCAGAAGAATTGTGAGTTAGAGCCTGACCATACCGATGCACCGGCGGATGCTTCACCATTAAGCCGTTCCCAGCCCCCTGAGTACTGGTAGGCATAGCGTGTATCAAAAGCGATCGTCAGTTCATTGTTGATAGCATCTCTATCGTACAGAATAAGGCCCATAACGGGTAACGCTGGATAGAAATAAAGTGGCGATAAGAGTGGTGCACCAGTGACCGTATAATAATTTGTTGTAGTATTGAGGGTAAACGTACCAGCTCCCGTATTAAGCAATACTACGGGCGTGCCTAATGCGTTGATGGTATACAGTTGGTTTACTATAGATATCATTTGCCCAATGCTTGAGCTTGCTCCTGGCAATACACCCGTAGCTGCTCCAACACCATCGGTCGTTCCTAACCCAGCTGGCGCGTAAGGGGATCCATAAAAATACACGTTTGTTAAAGCAGGTGCTCCCGCAAAGGTGTAAGCTCCCGTTGCCGTGTCGAATGTCTTTGTTGGCGTTGCTGCATTAGGGTCAAGTTCAGTAAGAACAATGGGGCTTCCTAATGAATTTGCTTGATAAAACTTATTGCCAATCCAGAATCGCTGCCCTACTAATCCACTGGCTCCTGGGACAACTCCTGCAAGATTGCCTGCACCATCAGTAACACCTAATAAAACTCCTGCGTTTGCCAATGTAGTTCGTAATCGTGTTTCTTGTTGGGTATTTCCCAGCCATCGTGATCCGAATCGTTTACGTACTCTACCACGCCAGACATACACGTTGTTCATGCGGCTGAACGCTTGGTCCGGCACGAGCCACGGCCGAACATCTTTTTGCAGTCCTGAACTCTGGTCATAGGGAGCTATGAAAAATCTGTCTATTGGCATAGTAAGCTCCTTAGTAACCTATGGCTATGTAGGAACCATTAACCGCTGCGCCACTTTGTGCACGTGCGCTAAATCCAACTGTTGTAGGATTTGCGGCACCGACTGCGCCTCCGGTCCCTGGATCGGTTGCAGAAGCAACTACTTTAAAACAGGCGTTAGGAAACGCAATTGGAAAGGTGACGGGACTGGGATTTGCACCTGTTGCTATTACACCCCATTGAATAATTATTCCGGAGGGCAGATAAGTCCACCCATTACCAGCATAGAGTCTAGCGGTCATAGGGACATCTGGTACTACATTGCCTGAATTTCTAAAGAATAACTCGTTGATGCCTGTTGTTGCATATAACGCAGAATACAACCCGATATCGGGATAGATCAATGCTGCTTGTGCCGTTGCTTGTGTTTGAACGGGGAACGTCACCCATTTATGCTTGCCCTGTCCTGATGCGTTATAGGCTACGTGGTCTACCTGAAAGGCATCGCTAATCACGGTGAAATTTGTTCTGATGGGAACCCGTGTTTGTCCCAGCGTTTGTCCTGATAAAGGTACATCGATTAATGTTGTTGCCATGTGTTCTCCTTAATATGGCCATTGCCCAAAGCGATTCCAGCCCGAGGTGATACCATTAGAGGTATAGATAGTTACTGATCGTTGATTCGCGTATTGTTCCATGGAGGTTGAAAGCGCCAACGACTGTTGATTCAAAAAATCTTGCATAATCGCATCACGTGATTCAGGGTCTGATCTATCACGAAATACAATAAGCGATGCACCCAAAGCAATCCATTGCCACCATTGTTTTATTTGGGGTACGTCGGTTGTCTGCAGTAACTCTGTCGGGCGTATATTTGCTTCTATTTGAACTACGTACGCTTTATCAGGCACCGGTCTGAGCGTAAATTTTTGATCATAAAAGAGCATGGTCGTTGGTAAACCTGCTACATAATAGATAGCTTCAGACCAGACTGGGTTGCCTTGTGGGGGAGAGCTGACCGCTGTTGCGTTGGGGAACGTAACGGTAAAGGCACCCGTAATATAATTGACCGTACCACGTATAATTGGGCTATTAGGTGTGGTCAGATTTCCCTGTACGTTTGAGGTTGGAGTATCTACGACGGTCATTGAAGTACCGGTTGCATCAAGGCAACTGAGTAACACAGAACGCTGTAATATATGCGGTTGGGTGATCCCAAACTGGGTTGGTGTATTCAGCGGTGGGGGTAACGTTCCCACAAAGGGACCAGGTGTTCCATTACCAAACAGGCCCGTTTGTTGTACTGCGTTTGTTTGTGGCCAGTTCCCATAAAATACCGTGCGGTCCTGGGTATAAAATGCACGAACTCCGGCTATAAAGACCGGTGAGTGAACTGCCGTATATTTATTTTTAAAGTCATAGAGTGGATTTTGTGGGTCAGTTGTATTTGTTTCGTACACATCCACGCCGGGCTGAGTATAGAAGGTGAGTACCGTACGCAATGAAAAGAGCTTCATGGTAGTGGGAATATCTTGCTCAATAAAGGTGTTTATATACTGATCCAGATCAGCGTCACTTAATTGAGCTGTTGATGGTGATCGGGTAATACGGCGTACCGCCTGCCGTATGGTTGCTAACGTTGAACTTGCCATACTACTCCTAAAATAATGGTTGTAAGATATTCCTAAACGCACTATCAAACGTCTCGGTCTCTTCACCCACCGGCACTACCTGTGCAGGGGTGAGATTTGCAGGGGGAGCTACATACGCATCAAATTTTGTCGTATCTATATCGATTAAGAACGTAGTAGCTCCCGTCACTTCTATAGAAGCCTTTAATCGATTGGCTTGTTCCATGCCGCAGTAGTAAGGGATATATAATCGCACAATAGCGCCCGTCAGATATCCGTGATCAAGGCTGGTGGTCACCAAGGCAGGAAATGCATTGGTAATTGATGCAATCCCACGGGCTGCGGGTATTTGATAGGGTGTGACAATAAATCCTTGTACTGGCATAAGAACTCCTAGCGATAGGCTATTTCAATAATTTCATGCTTGGTATTTAGATCATCATCCATAAACTCAAGTGATTTAAATTCACAGCGATGGTCTTTTGCGACTGCATACATTTTTGCGTATTGGTCTTGGGTACCGCCAATGTCACCTTGTTGTATATCCGTAACACCCTTGAGCCCATCAAGGCGTTTATATTCGGTGTAGTAGCAGTTCTGGTTCAAATGCCGTGCCACCATGCGAGGGATACGGTAGCGTTTCCCGTCGGTGAGAATGTATTTTTTAAATGAGCCTTCGTATTTCTGGAAGTAAAACTCCAGTGTCTGGCCCCGTTTGTTTTTGTATTCAAAGATGCCCGTTACCATCTCAAGGTCGCGCTCTTTTTGTGCTTCAAACTTCTTGTGCGCTTCAGCCTTTGAGAGTTTCTTTGGTTCTTCCGGTCTAAAAGTATTTTCTGACATATGTCTCCTTTAAAAAGGGGGTTTTTGAGGCCCCCTTTATGAATTACGCGTTAAATGATTTACCAGCTACCCAGTAAATAACGTCGTTATTTTGTCCGGCAGGGCCGTTTACGCCTGCTCCCAATTGGATTCCGATGAACCCACGGTTCTCTTGAGCACCCAAGAATGGATTTACTCCGTTGGCATTGGCAACTGCGGTATTTTCTCCAACCGGCACAACTTGTGCAGGAGTGAAGGTTCCGTTAGCGGTCAATGGCCATGCGAAGGTTCCCAACGCAGATGAATCAAGATCAACGGTAATGGTATTGGTTACCCCATCAACGTCAGCGGTGTTGATCGCGATAATAGGCGCTTCAACATCGTTAAGCGCTGGCATACCAAACGCAAGTGGTGTTACCTCTGGCATGATAAAGCGGATAACCTGACCGATTGTGTAGTTGTGGGTGACGGTCATGGTCACCTGGGTCGCATTACGTCCGTTTACTACCACGGTGCGAACTTTGGAAATTACGCGTGAAGGTGGGTAGAAATATGGATCGTATGGTATACGGCGATAGTTACCGGTTGTACCCGCAACGATTGCTCTCATAAAGGCTAGGGTGAAGCTGGTGTTGGCAACAATTGCACCGATGGTGAAATCTAAGCCACCCAGTTGTTGTGCGCCGGTTACGTTGAATAGGCGTACAATATCACCGTTGTTTAAGTTAGCGGTTGAAGCGGTACTCACTACCGGAGGAGTTGCGTTAGATACTGCAGTAAGGGCAACAAGTGGTCCTGGGACATTGATTGTGTTATCAATGAGCGTAAAGCCACCGGTTGTCATCCATACGGTATCAACGGCCGTAGCGCCTGCGTTGGATTGGTATTCAATACCAGTTCCTGCGGCCATGCCACGTTGCCAATAGAACTCATACCCGGTTGATGCAGCGTTAGCAGCAATCTGGGTTTGGTTATAGACGCGGATGTAATCAACGTCAGAACGCAAGATAAGAGTCTTTGCTTGTCCGTTAGAGGTAAATACGCCTTGATTGGTTCCTGAAAAAACTACTGACATAATCCCTCCTTATAAGGTGCAAAGCATTTGAGTGATCCAGAGGTCATTGTATACGCGAGAAACTTCTGCCATGGTGTAACCAATGGATACGTTTTGCATAAGCGGATCAGAGAACTCAGGCCCGAGATAGATGATTCGGGAGCTAAAGTTATCTTGATACACACATCCGTATGCTTCCATAGCACAGACCATCACTGAATAGACTGAGTTACCGAAGTTAGACGCATTAGGACGAACCAGACCTTGTGAAGATAAGAAAAATCTTACATTTTGCAGGACCCCCCATTCCGCTCCTACACGTGATGTAGCTGCAGATGGATAGTTCCACTTGGAAGTAAAGCCATTGATGTTTGATAATGGCTTAGAAAGATCGGTATGCGCAAAAGCCGCGTACGCATCGGGCACTGGCGCAGTCCCAAAACGGTCTTCACCGATTTGAGATTCAAGGATCATGTTACCATCAGCGGACATGAGTGCCGCAACCACGGTTTGTACGTCAGATAACGACAAATTCGTAGGCGCATCGCCGTTTGTTCCACCGGTGCAGTAATACACTGATGCAGATGCTGCAAGAGCATCACGACACAGCTGATCTTCGGTCATACGAAGAGACAATCCCATCAACTGCGATACTTCTGCCAAGACCATGTCCTGGTTTTGGAGGAATACGCGTTGGTTAATTGCAGAATATAACCCGTAAAAACTTACCGTTGCATCAATATCCACACGATTTAACGGCGTGCTTGGAATTGGTGCACCATCAGGTGATAACGGAACAACTGCGGTTGGTAATCTATCATAGCGTGATGATCGTAGGGTGGTTCCACCTTTAGCAGGCAGACGTTTTTGCATAGCAGCAAGTTTATATACTAAGCGCGGAGTGCGCACAGCAAGTAACTGCTCATCTGCGGACGCCTGAATTTCAGGTGGGAGGTTACTAGGACTATTGATCATAGTCTCTCCTAAAAAACAGAAATTTTTATAATGTGTTTCGGTTTTGAAGGTGGTGATGCTTCTTACACCTGGGGTGGCGAGACCCGTACGCCGATGAGATTGTGTGTGAGTAAGCGACACTCACGGTTACGCTTTGGGCACAGTATAAAACAACCTTTAAACTGTTTGCAACAAAAAACCCGTACATGAATACAAGACTCATATACGGGACTAATGGAAAAGGAGGATTGATGTCTTTTTATCCGCGCCCAATCTTACGCATTACTTCTCTGTTTATTCTATCACGATCCTCATCGGTCATGATCAATCTGCCGTCAGCATCATATTTTGCCAACGTACGTAACGGGGAACCTGAAACCGCAGCAGAGCTTGCTGGCTTTTGCTTGTTCGCTTCTATTTTTTTATCAGCCATGTGAATCTCTTCTACCTGCTTGAGCAGGGGTGATGTTTCAGAAATACCATAGTTCTTAATCATGTTATAGGCCATTTTTGACCGTGAGCGCAAGTTTGGTGCAGACATAATAGTCTGGTACTCATCAGGATATAATCGTGCAAAGGTTTGTATGTTCTCCTTTGAGACCACTTCATTAAAGTCCTTAAGCGAATCGATCTCTGATTTGGCTTCAAAGACTTCTAGACGCTGTTTGAGTTCCTGTAGCTCCTGTTCGGTTTTACTAATTTTTGATGCAGTTTTCTTAAAAGTTTTTTGAACAGTCTTGTTATAAGCCACATCGTCAGGATCACCTAAAAACTCCTCTTCTTGGTCATAGGCAGCCTGAGGTTCAGGACGAGAGGACTGCTGGGCAGCAAGCTTTTCCTGTAATCTACGTTCTGCCTCAGCAGCCTTGTGTTCCGCTTGTTTGCGTAACGCTTCCTCTTCTTCCAGGCGTCGCCTCATTGCTACAAAGTTTTCACGGGCAAGACGTTCCTTGTTTTCATTAACCACAGGAACTTCTTGAGTTGGTTGTTCTACTACCTGCTCAACTGGTTTAACTTCTTCGTTCATCGATCTCCTTTTATGCTTCTACAGGTTTGTTAATTTTTATAACCGCTTTCGGTTTTGATAGATCTTCACCGTTTTCCTTGGCTACCCATTCAAGCAGTTTTCCTGTTTCCATGGATACCACAAAGGCAGTTCTACTTTTAAGAACCGGATCAGTCATATATTTGTTTCTATTGGCATACAGTTGCCAGTACCGAGATTTACGGGGGATAGACCATAAAAACTCAAGCTCGCCCGAGGTGTGATGGTACTTAAAAACGTTCTGGTTATAGCCGGGCGTCGGGCATGAACGGCGCACAAAGTAAAAGTCTTCAGGCTCCATTTCTGCCGTACGTTCATTAGTCGGTACTAATACAATATAAAAATCGATATTGGTATAATAATCTTGCTTGGCAGTCTCAGCAGCAACGGCATGGAGCTTTCTCATGCGGTCATTGCCCATCGTATTAGATATATATCGTAGTTCTTCTTGCCGTAGCTTGGCTTCTTGTATCGTTTCTGGCGTTTGTAAGAGTTCTTGCTTCATAGATCCCCTTTAATTGGCTCTAACATACAAAATCCCCCTTGGTAAATCAATTACCAAGAGGGAAAGCAACTAATAATAAAGGAATAAAGAATTATTTCTTTTTCTTGGGCACTTTTGCACCCGCTTTGCGTGCCTCAGAAAGACCGATAGCAATCGCTTGAGCTCGTGATTTTACTTTCGGTCCCTTTTTGGACCCAGAATGCAATGTATCATCTTGGAACTCGGTCATTACTTCCTTCATTTTTTTTTGCACAATACTCTTTTTCTTCAACAGCGTCCCTTTTTCTTCATTGGCTTTTTCTTAATTTCTTTTAAAAGCTTTTTATCATCAGAAATTTCATGCTTAAATGTCTTGATGTCATCTTTGATATGTTTTTTTACTCGAGTGATCTTTTTCATGTTATTTCTTCTTTTTATGCTTTTTTTTCTGCTCTATTTTCTCTTCAAATCGCTCAAAAGATTCTTTTTTTGATTTGGGCTTGTGATACCCATGCTCTTTGCGCTCAAGTCCCGAATGTTCTTTGTAACGGTCTTTTATTGTTTGTGGCATAAAATCTCCTATTTCTTTATGGGATTCGGTTTAGGATACGGTGCAGGTTTTGGTGCTGGCTTCATAGGTACTCTTATAGGGGCTCAGGGAAATGTATAAAACCCTAAGCCCCCCTCTCAAAAAGGATCAGTTATCGAATATTAGACTTCGTGTACGTACTTGCCCATTCTTTACGCTGCCGTTCAGTAGGCTCGGTCGTATTATGTTGCTGCAGATCTTTTTCAGTCTTGAGCAACTTATACGCAACCTTGGCTAACTTGGGAATTTGTCGTATCGCTTGCATAAAATCACCAGTTTGTTGGATCGGTTAAGTTATCAAATGCCATTTGATCTGCACGGGTTGTTTTATCAACCTGAGCGATCTTATCACCAATGCGTCCTGCACGGTTTTGGTTAGCATGGAAGGTTACATCAACCTCTTTTACTCCACGTGGAAGTAACGCAGGCTGTGACCAGTCCTCTTTAACCGGAGATGCATCAATGCCGTTATTTGGTTTCATGATTCTGCTTGGAGTGCTTTTGTAGCCCTCGTACATTCTTTTTTTTGCCATGATTGGCTCCTTTGAAACTGTAGTCTTTTACACTACAAGGATATACCTCTATCAAAGTCCAGAACCATTCTGGGCTTCTTGAGTATTTTGTGGCTCAACCTTCTGTTCTTCAACCGTCGCGGTTACCTGTTCTTGTGCCTTGAGCGCACTTGCAATGGCAACCAACTCCTTAAGGTGAGTAATATCTATTGATTCCAATTCTTTAATAGCTTTCACCATATCCAGCGTTGCAGCCATATCCTGACGATTTGCTTCATGCTGCTTTTGTATGGCAATAGAACGGTTTTGTTCAATCTCTGAAAGCCGTTCGGCAGCCAGTCCGCGATCAGCCATAGCCCGGGATTGAGCAAGCTCAGCACGTGCTTGTAGTTCTTGCATCTGAACCTGCGCTTGCATCTGCTGCATTTGTTGCTGTTGCTGGGACGCTTGTTCAAGCTCTTTAACCAACTTATCTTTGTTCTGGAGCGTTGCCGATTCAATCATTGATGCATCAGATATTGCAATACCCGCCTTACGAAGCTCAAGCTTCTGTGCAAATTCAAGCTGAATCTGAGTCTCAGTATTAAAGCCAAGCTGCGTGACACAGTGAAACTTCCCAAACGCCTTATCATAAAACTGTGGCGCTGGTTCTTCACCTTCTAGATATCTGCGTACTTTGCCTGGGGTCCAGTTATTTTGTATCACCTTGATGATGGTGTTTCCTAAAAGGTTCTGTGCCAGGTCAAGCCGATCAAACAGTGGTTGTTGTGCCGTAAGTCCCGCAGCGGTACGTAACGCTGATTGATAACCTGAGGAGTCATCTTCTACTACTTTACCCAAGTTCTCTTGTGATAATCCTATAACGTTAAATAACTCGTTATCGTAAATTTTTAGCTGCTCAAAGGCTGATGGCGGAACTTGTGGAGCGGGAATAGGTATCACATCAACGCCAGGAGTTGCTGAGTCCTTGAGAGGAATTAAGCGGCCTTGGCCTGTTTGGAGCAGATGATTTGGGTCCAGGACAGCGCCTTGCTTAAACATATACCCGGTATTAACCACTGATTCTAAAAAGTCTGCATTGAGTATAATACGTCTATTAAAGAGTATCTGAGGCGATATGAGGGAGGTCATT